TAATTGATTTATCAGAAGTAAAGTATGTTGCCCGTCAGCCAGAGGAATAGTTAACTTGGGAAATGCCTTGCCAAAAATTCTTGGCTTGACGGACATTGTTGATTGAGGATTGAAGTCAGATTCAAGTTCTTTTTCCGAACTTGTTGCTGCAATTGAATCCCAGATAAATAAGAATTGCGTGTCTTCATATTGATCTATAAGAGTCTCAATTGTCTCCAATACTTTCTCAACGGATACTGCTTGAATATACATCAAGTTTTCTGTATCAATACCTGCTTGTTCTAAGAACATTGGGTCGATTGCAGATTCTGCATCAAAATAGACAGGGAAGAGTCCCATCTTCTGAGCGTTGCCGGCTATTTGAGCAGCCATAAATGACTTCCCTGCGCCGGATAGTCCAGCAATCTCAGTTATTTTTCCTACTGGAATTCCCGCATACTTTCCTCTACAAATAATAGAGTCAAGCCAACGAGAGCCCGTTGGAATCCACTGTTTCACAATAGTGGGGTTATTTTCGTTTAGGTTGTGAGCGACATTCAATCCAGTCTTCTTGTTAACAAGTTTCTGCATTGCTTTGAGGTCAATTTTACCTGCTTTTGTCATTTGGTTTCTCCATAAAAAGTTGGAGCAGTTTAAGCCCTGCTCCGAGGCTATTCATTAACAATTGTCAAGTGTGTTATTGTTTTTTCTCTAAAAATCCATTCTTTTTTGTAAGATTTTTTATTCATGAAAGCATCTAATAATTGTTCCTTTGAGACCGCAATCCAACTATCTAGATTTGACCTGCTTTCTCTTAAAGAAGAATATTCTATCCCATCAAAGTGAAAGGAAAAATCAGACTGAATTTGAGGCGATATAATTATTTGGTCAAAAGGTAAAACTTTCTTTCCAAATTGATTCTCAAAGGCAATACAGGTTTTATAGATTTTTTTGAAAAAGTTCTTTCTAGAGCCAATAACTGTCCCGGAATCTCCTTTGTTGTTATTATCTGAGTAGAGCCAAGTAAGTTTTTTATCAGAATTTTCTGATTTGAAAATAGTGCTACGAGTCCACTCTTGATCAAATGATGAACCTTTCATAGAAACAGACCTTATCTCCATATTCTTGATTTGATCTGTTGTTTTGTAAAAATAATCTGTATCACCAGAGGTTTCTGAGTCTTTCCATATTGATCGTATTTTTTGCATCCTGTAGGTATCAACAAATTCCTTTGGTTTGGCGCAGTAAACATCTGATGCTTCTCTAGCCATAGAGTTTTTTATTCTCGTTAGGTTATTCTTAATACTCTGTTTGGATTTGTGTCTATAGAGAACTTCTGCTTTTTTCAAAAGTTTGTCATAGTCACTTGGTTTAGATAAATCCATATTGTCTCTTTCGCAAATACTTCTCAAACCTTTTGACATATCGTTATCATTGTTAGTAGCATAGGATAACTTTTCATTTAGAATAGCCTGTGCTTCTATTAAGCAACTCTCAAAAGCATCTTTCAAATCGCAAGGCACAATTACAGCGGGTATCAATCTAGCATTATCAAGTTTTTGATTAATCTCAATCATAGATTCTAACCTGTGTCTTCCATTATAAAGTTCATATAGAAAGTCAGTGCTTTTGTTTTGTACACAAAGTATTGGACATGTAATTCCGTTTCTTTCCGCACTATTCTTGATCTCTCTTTTATTGTTGATATCAATATTGATTGTTCGACACTGTGAAATTGAAGTGGACTTGTTGACAGTACTTGGATCGATTAAGTTAAAATACTTTGACTTCTCTAGATCTTTAACAACGGAGCGCAAAACTGTCTTTATAGCATTAATGCCTGGTTCTCCGTGAAAATAATTATTACCTAACACTTCTAGTAAGTCTTTGAATTCAAAAAAATTATATTTGTTCATGCTTCCTCCTTATAAATAAACATAAAATAGTGCCCCACCATTATTTTAATTCGCGGGGGGCATCACGAAAGCAATCACTAACTTAGAAAGTCATTAATCTTCTTGTCTACGGAACTGCCGTACTTAGCAGTTTCTGAGGAGGACATTTCGGAGGAGGAATCCGTAGAGAGATAATCATCCAGAATGGCTTGAATATCTTCCGAAGATTTTCGATCGAATTGCGCTTCTATATCAGGAACACTATCCAAAAGAGCATCGCAGTCAGCGATTGCTTCGTCACACAGTACGGAGGGACGGCGACGAGGTTTGAGTTGAGTCTTTGGGAAAGACCCAGGAGTACCAGGAACAGTGTAATTCAATACAATATCAGTCCCAGTTTCGGATGCTGTAATATCACCATAATCAGGGTCAAGTACATATCCAAGAAGTGTCTCGTAGGCAGTTTTACCATAAGCCCAGATCTTTACACCGTCAGACTCAGAGCCTCGGATAAGGACTGGAGAATAGTAACGCTTTCGAGCGAATAACTTCTTTGCAGCATTTTTACTTTGATCGTCATTGTTATCTACACCATCTCGCCAGAGTTGGGAGGCAAAGTCGCAAATAGGGCAGTGCTCGCCGTAGTTC